GGTAATTCTCGCATTCACCTATTAATTAGTTATTGTATAGCCTTGTATACCAAGCACCTGGCTTCGTCTAGTTGTCTATACGCAATGAAAAAAGAAAACAGGAGAAATTGTGTGGCTCAAACCAAAGAAGAACAGTATGCCGTTTTAAAGGTGACCAAGATTCAGTTGTCTAAGATATACGGCAAGACAGGTCAGGCCATAGACCAATGGAGGGAACATGGCATGCCTATAATGGATGAGACAGGGCCGAACAACACTCACTTGTTTTGGCTACCTGAAGTTGTCAAGTGGCGAGAAGGTTATGTGAAAGGGTCTGATGTACTTAATGCCCAAGCTGAAAAGGCCCGGCTGGATAAGTTCAGAGCGAACAAGGCAGAGCTTGACTATAACGTGGCACTTGGCAATCTAGTCGAATCAGACAAAGTGGTTGAGGCCATGTCCGGTATCATAGGCACTTGTGTCTCCCGGTTGATGTCCCTACCTAACAAGCTTGCCCCATTAGTCTTTGGGGCCAAGACCATGCCCAAGGCTGAAGAATTTATAAGAGGAGAATTGTATGACGCTGTCTCAGAACTCAGAGAACTCAAACCTGAGCAATATATTGGCCAAGGTACTGAAGTCATGGAAGTTGCCACCAACATTAAGTCTGAGCGAATGGGCAGACAAAAATCGAAGGTTAAGCAGCGAGGCAAGCGCAGAGCCGGGGCAGTGGCGAACAAGTAGAGCGCCATACTTGAAAGGCATCATGGATGCGTTGTCCGATTCGGGCATTGAGCGTGTGGTGTTGATGAAGTCTGCGCAGACAGGAGGCACAGAGTGCGCATTGAATGCCATTGGGTTTTATATAGATCAGGACCCATCACCCATATTGATAGTTCAGCCTACACTGGACATGGGCCATGCCTTCAGCAAGGACAGACTAGCAACAATGCTCCGGGATAGTCCAGTGCTGAAGAACAAAGTGAGAGATGTCAAGAGCAAGGATTCAGGTAACACGCTGCTTCACAAAACCTTTCCCGGTGGACACATAACTATCTCCGGGGCCAATAGCCCGGCCAGCCTTGCTTCACGCCCAATCAGGGTTGTCATATTTGATGAGGTGGACCGATTCCCAGCAAGTGCCGGGACAGAAGGTGATCCAGTCACTCTAGGCCGCAAACGGTCCAAGACGTTTTGGAACAGAAAATCATTTGAGATAAGCACGCCAACCATCAAGGGTGTCTCCCGGATTGAATCATCATTCGAGAACAGCAACCAAAGTTACTACCACGTGCCATGCCCGGAATGTGGTGAGGTACAAATGCTCATCTGGGGACAAGTCAAATGGGAGAAGGACAGCGACAAGAAGTCATTGCCTGAATCGGCTTATTATGAATGTTCACAATGCGCGTACCATATCACTGACCGGGACAAGTATGACATGCTTGTCGCCGGGTACTGGGTTGCTGACAAACCAGAGCATGACGTGTATGGATTCCATATCAATGAGCTGTATAGTCCATGGTCCACGTTTGAGGAGGTTGTGCGCTCATTCCTTGAAGCCAAGGGAGCACCAGACACGCTCAGGGCCTGGGTGAATACTTGCTTGGGCGAAACTTGGGAGGAGTCTGGCGAAGACATAGACCATCTCAGTTTGTACGAGTCTCTCCGGGAAACTTACAAATCAGATGTACCCGTTGGCGGCGTTATTCTCTCGGCTGGAGTCGATGTTCAGAAGGACAGACTTGAGGTTGAGGTGGTCGCATGGGGTCCCGGTTATGAGTCTTGGTCAGTATCGTTTTCAAAAATATACGGCATTACGACCAAGTCCCAAGTATGGGAGGACCTTGATGACTTTCTGCTACTGAACAGGATACACGAAGGTGGCGCCAAGATGCAGATTGCTACAGTGTTTATTGATTCCGGGTACAAGCCAGAGGAGGTATACAGATTCTGCAAAGGTAAGGAGGACAGGCGCATCTTTCCCATAAAGGGGGAAGGTGGCCAAGGTAAGCCCGTGGTGGTGAGGTCAACCAGAAACAATTCGTATAAGGTCCGATTGTTCACGCTGGGGGTTGACGGGATAAAAAGTACACTATATGCTCGTTTGAAAATGGATGAGGTGGGGGCAGGTTTCTGCCACTTCCCAATGTCTTACGATGACAAATACTTTCATGGCCTGACTTCTGAAAAGCCTGTCACGAAGTATTTACAAGGTAGGCCGAAAATTGAGTGGATACTTCCACCGGGCAGAAGAAATGAACCAATTGATTGTAGAGCTTACAACATGGCGGCAATTGAAGTGCTGAATCCAAATTTTGACAAGTGGAAGCAACACTTGTTAGATAATAAGCAGGACCCATCACTGTCTATGAAAAAAAGTAGCAACAAGCGGCGTATTCTCAGCAAGGGGGTAAACTAAGAATGTCCGGCATAACATTAGCAAATGCACAATCAAATCTTGACGCACTACAAGCAGCATATACTGCCTTAATCGGCGGCACATCATCCTATTCTATCACAACCACGTCTGGCTCAAGGTCATTGACGCGTAGAGACTTATCTGAGGTCAGAGAAGAAATAACACATTGGGATAGGCAGGTGAAGAAGCTGACACGCGGTGGCATATCAATCAGAGGGGTAACACCAATTGGCTAAGAGAGACAATGGAAATGTAGTTGATAAAGTAGTTTCATTTTTCAATCCAGTACAGGGCCTCAAAAGGTCCCGTGCCAGAGGAATGATGTCACTGATAGGTGGTTATGATGCCGCCTCAACTATGAGGAGAAGCATGGCTGGTTGGAAGACAATGACCAACTCAGCTGATGCTGATACAATAGCCGACACGCCCAAGCTGCGGGAAAGGTCGCGTGACTTGATTCGCAACTCACCATTGGCAGCCGGGGCGCTCAATACCAGTGCCATGTCGGTCATCGGTGGGACCGGGCTTGTGAAGCAATCAAGGATAGATGCTGACCTGCTTGGCTTAACTGAAGAACAGGCCACTGCTTGGGAAAAAAAGGCAGATATGGAGTTCAAAATCTGGGCTGAGTCTCAGGAGTGTGATTTGGAGCGCACATTGCGCTTTCCAGAGATACAAGAGCTGGTGTACAGACAAATCTTTGAAAATGGTGACATATTCATATCAATGCCGTTTGTTAAGCGCAGTGGCTCGCCTTATTCACTCAAACTGCAATTAATCGAAGCAGACCGGGTGAGTAACCCAACCGGGACAAGAGATACCAACAATTTTGCTGGCGGTATTGAGAAAGACAAGAACGGCGCACCAGTATTCTACCACATACACAAAAGTCATCCCGGCGCTATCATGAGACCGTCACCCCATTGGGACAAACTCCCGGTGTTTGGGGCCAAGACTGGTAGACGCAACATATTGCACTTGTACAAGAAATTGAGACCAGGGCAGTCACGTGGGGTCCCGGAATTGGCTACAGTGATGGAGTCATTAAAACAACTAGATAGATACACAGAAGCTGAGTTGATGGCAGCAGTGGTTGCTGGAATGTTCACCGTGTTCGTAGAGACAGAGACTGGTGAAGGTGATTTTGCCCCATTTGAACCTGATTCGGAGAGTGGCGGGAAGACAACGGATGATGATATGAAGCTTGCCAATGGTGCTATCGTCAGCTTAGCTGATGGAGAGAAGATCACAACTGCTAATCCACAACGGCCAAATGCCAATTATGATCCTTTTGTCATGGCCATACTGAAAAATGTGGGCGCTTCATTGGGTATTCCGTTTGAGGTCCTAACAAAACACTTTTCATCATCATATTCGGCCAGTAGAGCATCCATGCTGGAGGCTTGGCGATTCTTCATGTCAAGACGTATATGGATGGCACGCAATTTCTGTCAGCCAGTGTACGAAGCATGGCTGATGGAGGCAGTTGCACTTGGTCGCATCAGCGCACCGGGATTTTTGAGCGGTGACTTGGCTATCCGGCAAGCTTATTGCGCTTGTGATTGGGTTGGCCCGGCCAAAGGCATGATTGATGAGAACAAGGAGATGGACGCATCCAAGAAGAAAGTTGATATGGGTGTCTCTACACTGCAAAAAGAGGCTGCTGAGCTTACCGGGACAAATTGGGAAACTAACCACAAGCAGCGCAAGAAGGAAATTGAAAGAAGAAAAGAAGATGGGCTGGTGGCTGAAGAAATAGTTGAGCCGTCAGACAGCGCTGAGGCAAAAATTGAAGAAATAGAGGAGAAGGCAGGCAATGAAATTACTTGATGTGTTAAATTCACCGTGGGCCATTGCTCCTGAGCGTTTGCGTGAAATACAGACCATATATGAGACTCATCTCAGAGGAGACAAGATTGACATCAAGTCAATTGAGGCCCGGCTGGGTGAACCACTCAATAACACTCATGAGGAGATAGAAGTCAACCAAGGTGTTGCTATAATCCCTATTCACGGTGTTATCGGCAAGAGGCTGAACTTGTTTTCAAAAATATCTGGCGGGGTGTCGACAGAGTTGTTGAAAAAGGATATAGAAATTGCCTTGGCTGATATATCCATTGATTCTATACTGCTTGACATTGATTCTCCGGGGGGTGCGGTGGACGGCACTGCGGAGTTGGCTGATTTTATCTTCAACAGCCGGGATATCAAGCCCATCATAGCGCTTGCCAATGGAACGATGGCCAGTGCTGCATATTGGATAGGGGCAGCAGCACACGAAGTGTATATGTCAGGCCCTACTACAGTGGTGGGGTCAATCGGGGTTGTAGCTACACATACAGACATATCGAAGTCTGAAGAAAAATCAGGAGTCAAGACAACTGAGATTGTTGCTGGCGAATTTAAGAGAATTACATCAGAGCTTGCCCCATTGACTGAGGCAGGCCGGGAAAATTTACAGGAAAAAGTTGATTTCATATATTCTGTGTTTGTTTCCGATGTAGCCAAGTTCAGAGGGGTGTCTGTTGAGACGGTCCTTGATACTATGGCTGATGGTAAAGTGTTTATTGGCAGTCAAGTTGTCGATGTAGGTTTGGTGGACGGTGTTGCCACCTTGGATAACTTAGTGACTGACATGTCGGGTGGTTTGGACATAGTTCACGGTGGTAATTTCGTAGCTGGGCAAACTGGTAGTATGATCGAAAATGAAATTGTTGCAATTGAAAGTAATTTGGAGGAAATTAACATGAACACATTTAAGATTTCAGACTTGAACAGTAGCTTTCTTGCAGAAAACTGTCCAGAGCTTGTCGCCGCAATCGGTGACAACTCAGTGGCAGCTGCACGTGACTCTCTATTGTCTGAAGGCCAAGCAATTGGTCACGCTGAAGGTATTGTGGCTGGAGTAGAACAGGAAACCAACAGAATTAAAGCTGTTGAAGCAACCTTGATACCCGGTCATGAAGCGCTTGTGCAAACATTAAAGTTTGATGGCAAGACTTCAGGACCTGAGGCAGCAGTACAAGTAATCAACGCTGAAAAGGCTGGCGCAAGTGTAACTTTGGCTAATATCCAAGCAGACGCACCAGCAGTTGTTGACAATGTAGAGATAGATGCGGCGCTGGATAGCGATGCAGTCCCGGCTGACCTTCCTTTGGAAGAAAAATGTCAGCAAAAGTGGGATGCTAGTGAAACAGTACGTGCTGAATTTGGTACTTTTGAACGATATTTGGCGTTTGAGAAAAACTCACCAAATATTCGGGTTAAAACTGACCGATAAAATTCCAACGGTGTTTGGGCAATTAAAATTAGTCATTGGAGGAAATTAATATGACTACATTAGCAAAGAACAAGCCAAGAGCGTATGAACTCGGCGACAACTGTCATATACCAATGATTGCTGCCGATATTATATACGAGGGCGCAGCCGTTGGTGTTGTAACAGCCTCTGGCCACGCACAACCATTGGCAGCAGGTAATTCTTTTGCTGGTTTCTCATTAGAGAAAGCAGACAACAGTGCTGGCGCTGCCGCAGCAATCAATGTAGAAGTACGCAAAGCAGGTTCTGTATCTTGCGCTGTAGCAGGCGCTGTTATTACAGATGTGGGCCAGCCCGTGTATGCTTCTGATGATGATACATTTGTTTTCAATCCAGTAGGTGCGGTGTTCATCGGGTTTGTAAGACGTTTTGTCAGCTCTGGTAATGTTATTGTTGAGTATGATGCTAACAACTATCAGGACCCATATGGTGATCGTGTAAACGAGACTCACTCAGTGGCAAAAACTCTGGACAAGCAGGACAATGGCAAGTGTTTCTTTGTCGATACTGATGCTCAGACAATAACCTTATTGACTTTTGCGACAGCTACTGCGCTTGACATCAAGGTTGTTAATATTGGCGCTTACGGTACTGTTGCTGTTACGGTTGATCCTGCTGCTGGAGATTTAATCAGTGGCCCGGACGATACTGGCGGTGATGGTGGCATTTTGACCAACACCAAAGCAACCGCACAACGCGGTGACTTTGTAGTTATTTCAACAGGTGGTGATGAAGGTTACTCCATTGTTGAAAAAGTCGGTGTTTGGACAATAGCGGCATAACATCACAATCTTAATTATTTCATTGGAGAAATAAAATGAGTGTAGCAGTATTAGGCAGCCGTGCTATCATCGGCGAATACTATGCCAGATTAGATCAGGCTATTGGCCTTGCTTGGGTTCAAGCAGTGTCAAAGTTGTTTACATCTGATCAGCTTAGTGAAGATTACAAATGGTTGGGACAATCTCCTGCCATGCGTGAATGGGTTGGTGGCAGAAATGCCAAAGGCTTCAGCGACAATTCGTTGACCATCAAGAACAAGCACTTTGAAGCAACGCTTGAAGTTGATGTTGACGATTTGCGCCGGGACAAAACCGGGCAAGTGCTAGTCAGAATTGCTGACTTGGCTGATCGGACCAATTCTCATTGGGCAAGTTTAATGTCTACCCTGATTGCAAACGGTCCCAGCACTGTTTGCTATGACGGTCAGTTCTTTTTCGATACTGACCACACTGAGGGTGAAAATACCACTAATCAAAGCAACGATATTGGCATTAACATTTCGGAACTTCCTGTCACTAATAATGGCATTGTTACAGCACCTAGTGTAGGTGAAATGCAACAATGTATATTACAAAGTGTACAACAAATCATGGGCTTTGTAGATAATCAAGGCGAACCAATGAACGAGAATGCACAGAATTTTATGATTTATGTGCCAACTTCATTATGGAACGTGGCGAGAGCTGCTGTGTCTATGCCTATGATTGACAATGGCGAAAGTAACTTGTTGACCAACGACAGCAACTTGAATTTTACTATTCATGCTGATGCGCGGTCACAATGGACAGACAGCTTTGCGGTATTCCGCACAGATAGCTCGATGCCTCCATTCATCCGTCAAGAAGAAAAGCCTGTTGCATTATCGGCTGTTGCTGAGGGTTCTGAACATGAGTTCAAGAACAATGAGCACCTTTATGGTGTTGATACTTGGCGCAATGTTGGTTATGGATATTGGCAGTATGGTTGTTACGTCACTATGACATAAGATTTTTTATGTTTGTTGTTTATACGGTCCCACGTTGTGTGGGACCGTTTTGAATTTAGGAGAGATTAACATGGTGAAGAAGAAAACAAGCAAGAAGACAAGCGATAAGTCGCCAGCAGTTGCTTCAGTTGTAAAGACTGAGCCAGAAACTGTTGAAGAAGTGGGAACTGAAGCTGTTGAGCCAGAGGCTGAAGGCACTGAGCTTATGGGGTATGAAATGGTGGACATTTTTGCCATAGGTCCGGGGTGCTTTGTATCCGGGTTGAACGATGAGCAGTTGCGCAGACGTGCTCACAGGTTAGAATTGGTTGAAGATGATGATGATGTGGATATGCGTATATACAAGTCAACAGATAGTATGCAATTCAAGGTCGGGGAAACAGTTGTGTTGAATCCTGCCGATATTCCAAAGGCTTCACGCCATGCGGTATTGTTGAAAGGCTGATGCCCGTAGAATCAGCAACAGATAGGGCTATTTTTCTGGACACGGATGAGTTTGGCGTGAATGCCATATACACCGTGTCTGGAGGGTCTGCTGTAACCATTAGCGGCATATTTGATAATGGCTATGAAGAATTGGGTGAGGAGTACGGGGCATTAGAGTCAACTGATCCTATCTTCACTTGTCTGACAGTCGATGTTCCCAATGTATCCCATGGGGATGATCTGACAGTCGGTGGGATAGCATACAAAGTTGTTGGCGACAAGCCTGATAATGAAGGCATGACCGTCTTGGAGCTGGAGGCACAATAGTGGCTGATCATTTAAGAGAGCAAATCATGGACGCTGTGGTGACTAATATCACCGGGTTGGCGACAACTGGCACAAGCGTGTTCAGGTCCAGAGTGTTTGCTCAAGAAGTGGAGGACCTACCAGCACTGTTGGTATATCAAGGACCGGACACGCCAGAGCAAGACGAGGACAACAAGAAGTTTACATATATTGATAGCAGATTGCTGATTGTTATTGAGGCGTGGGTGCAAGCGTCATCCGGCAATCTTGACCAAACATTGAATTTAATAAATAAGGAAATTGTTGTTGCGC